CCTTGGGGAAGTTTAGGAGTGATAAGTATAAAGCCTCCCCCGTTAATTTGGGGGGTTCTTTAGCTTTTTCCACTCGTTTGCTGCTTTTCCCGTTGTCCATACGATGGTCGCTAATAAAAGTGTTATCTTAAGAATAAGCTCGATGTCCGTCAGGGTAACTACCCCGAAGACAGCCCCGTTGACACCGAATATTTTCGCTAAATCTAACACTTGTGACCATCTATTTCTTTTTAGGGGTTATTACTTCAACCTCCTCGGCACTTACAGCTGGCTCGACCATCTTCTGAAGCAAGTCAGCCACTTGTTGAGCAGAGTCGTTCAGCCCCTCTTGTTGAGCAGCTTGAGCCTTCTCCACAAGCCCTGTGGGTAAAGTAGCCATAGCCGCTTTGTATATTACATTAAGGTGGGTAAGACCCTGCTGTACCTCTTCGGTCGTTATTGGAGTATTCATTTTTCTCTCTCTTGCCCTGTGGCGCACTAAGTATTCTCACGAAGAACTTCTTGTCAATCTCTTTTTGTGCGGGGCATCAGCCTAGGGAAAGGAGCCTGCACCATATTAGTTATCCACGCTTGAGGCTCGTAGAATTCTATTTCAAGCCCTCCTAGATCGAGGTCTATCGCCTTTACTTGGGACAGGCTCTTGCACCCTTGGGATGTGACGATCAGAGATAATAAAAAGATCATGGTAATTCCGATGCTGTTCTTTGAGTTCAGCCAGTTCAATTTTGAGGTTGTTAATCTCTCCTCGGACGCCGTTGAGGCCGTCAATAAGTTTGATTGTAATCTCTTTATGTTCATCTAATGACCCCGTTAGGTTTGTGAATAAGAAGTTAGTAAGTCGAATAACATAGTAAGAAACTCCCAGTAGAGCGACTACTGCGATCCCTTGTTCGATTAGCTCTTTCGGTAGTTCCATTTACCATGTTTTCACTCGCTCTAACTCTGCAGCGATATCCCCATTCATAGGCCAACCCGCCGTGTACTTACCTCTTGGTGGCCAATTGGTATCTAGTTTAACGACCCAACTTGTTAAAAACAAGTGAACAAGTGTGGGAGAAGTTGGTTTGAATAAGGAACGGTTTACTTTTGCGAAATAACGGGAACCAGCCCACGCAGGAGGAACCACATCTTTGAACTGCACACGAGCAAGCTCATCTTTAGCTGCATACCCATTATAAGGCTTTGTTGCTACATTCTTGTGGGTTGCGTCTAGAAGAATCTGGAAATCTGGGTTGTCAGGTTCGCTACCCATAGCCCACTCGACAAGACTATTCGGATGCCCTACTGCTTCTTGCTTACCAAAGGTTGCACTCCTGTTGAAATCAAGAGGTTTAAAGCAGTAACAATCTGCATCAATATAGTAACCGCCCTCGTCAAAGAGCTTTTGGTGGCGAAGGATATCAGTTCGAGCGACTAGAGATTGACCTTCGGGGAGGTCTTCCTCGGTATAAAGTCTTATGTCGCAATCGGGATGGTGTAGCTTAACGGAATCAAGGCATTCCTGAATCCCGGCTACCATCTCCCCTGCCCATACCTGATGTATGATTTTCGGGATCAATCTTCATCTGGCTTTTTAGGAGCCACCACACCCTCACCGGGGATTGCTGGGTCACCTTCACCTTCAATGGCTTCTTCACC